CCAACCGAACGAATGACCCGAGGTCGTTGCCCTGGATCAGCGCGAAGAAATAGCGCCCTCTGCACCTGGGCTCAATACCTCCCGTCGCATTCGTGACCACATAGGGGCCGTAGGCGATCCACCGATCCAGGGGATCGTCCGGTTCGTCGGCGGTGTAGAGGGTGATCTGAACCTGGGCGCTGACCGATTGCGGTTGCTGCCAGCGGCGCCACCGGAAGTCCGGCAGCATGTAGTCGACGAAGACCTTGTCCTCGCCGTCCGAGAGCATGAAGAAGCCGGTCTGGATCATCCAGTTGATCGGCGGTCCTGGCTGCCCAGGTCCGCCCCCGGCGTTCATTCCCATCTCGTGCTGCATCAGGAAGGAGTTCGCTCCGTCCGGCGCGATCATCGCTGAGATCGGATGGCCGTAGACGTTGTTGTCGATCCAGTCGGTGATCGGAAGCCGGGTCGCGCCGAGCATGCCTTGCTGGATCGTTGACAGGCTGTAGTCCCACTCGCCTGTGACGGTATTGTATTTGACCCAGGAGTCGTTCTCGCCGTTCGTCGAGGCCTGCGACGGGAAGAAGAACATGACCTCGTCATAGCCGGAGTTCGCGCCGCCTCGGATGTGGTGGAAATACAGGTAGTCGCCGTCGTCATCCTTGGACATGTTCATGTTCTTGATGACGACGTCCCAGACGTCGCACTGGAGCCGCTGCACGGCGCCGTTGGTGTAGACCCAGAAGGCGTCCTTGCTCATCCAGTAGACTTGCGGACCATAGACCGCCATGGCGTGGCGGCCGATCAGTCCGCAGCCCTGGGCGATCTCGTTGAAGCCGAAGACGTTCGGATAGCCGATGTACTGCATGACCCAGAGGCCGACGTCGGTCCACAGCATCCCCTGTTGCGGCCCCTGGAGGCCGCCGATGATCTTGCTGCCGCGCGTCAGGCGATAGGTCCCGGCCTGATTGGCGACCGACGCCGTCCAGACGTTGAAGTTGGCGTTGTCGCACCATGCGACCAACAACGGGTCCTGGACGCCGTTGGTCGACGCGCCGTAGGCGATGATCTGCTGTTCCGGCATGCCGATGAAGAAGCCGGTGATCGCGGACGGCCCATTCACCATGTGGCTTGAGTTCGGTAGGCCGCTGGTCGGGTCCCAATAGAACATCGGGCCGTTGATGGCGTTCGAGATGAGCTGTGAGCCCCAGTTCGCGAGCTGCCAGTCATCGGCGTCGCCATGGACGCCGGGGATCGTTCCGCTCGGCGGCGGATAGGGTTGGGTTGGCGGCGCCGGAGGGGCGACGCCCTGGCCCCAGCCCGCGAATGTCGTTGGGCTGTTGCCGCCCCAGCCGCCGACTCCCCAGCCTGCGGGCGCCTGGGATGGCGGGTTGGTCACGTAGTAGATGATCTGCGGAACCCCGGCGAAGTTGCCCTCCCAGGCCGTGCCGGTCGACGCCGCTACGTTCTTGGCGATGATCGTGAAGGTGTTCGCGTCCATCGGCGGCTGGACGATGTAGTAGCCTTGCAGCAAGAGCTGCTGAGCGGCGCCGTCCGGAACCAGTGTCGGCAACTGGACGGTGAAGTTCGCGCCCTGGCTGAGCCCATGATTCGGCAGCGTCACGGTGACCAGCTCGGTGCCCGCGACCGAAGCGAATTTGGCGACGCATGTCGGCGTCGAGGTCGCAGCCGTCGTCGCGCCGCCAGGAACAACGATCGTGTACTTGGTCGAGCTGATCACGCTGGCGATCGGGAACTGGCCGAAGATGATCAGGCCGCCAACCGACACATGGCATGAGATCGAGACCGTCGAGTACGGGTTCACGATCGCGTTGGGATCGGTGATCGTGACGGTGTGCAGCCCTGCCGGGTCCGCCGTCGTCGCGAACGTCATGCTGGTGCTGGTGCTGGTCGCATAGAGCGGCGTGACGACGTCGGTGCGGATCGCCTGGGCGGCGGCGTCGAGCGTGTAGATGTTCAGACCGTTGCTGCCCGCCACCCCCAGGTGATTGACGAGGTCGAGGTCGCACCACGCGCACATGTCGCGGACAATGCCGGGGATCACGTTGCTGTTCGCATTGGGCAGGCCGGGAGGCGGATTGCCGTTCGCGTCGAGCGGGAAGAGGGAGTTGAGGAAGTTCATCCAGCCGCCGTACTTCTCCGGCAGGCCGCCCTTCCAGCGAATCAGGTTCGAGGCGACGACGTTAGCCTGCAAGAGGGTTGGCGTTTGCAAAGATTTCACTCCAGGCATCAGTTTAACCGTGCTGAAAGGCATCATCCGCCTCGCGCAAATTCGCCGAACTTCACGCGCGCGGCGGCCAGATAGGCCGCATGAGCCTGCTCGGCGGTGTCAAAGAGACCCAGGTGTTTATGATCGCATTGAGCCGTGAACCGTCCTTTCTGCTTGTGAAACCAGACGCCCTTCAAGCCGCTCGCATTACGTCGAGAACGTCTACTATTCCCGCACTGCTGCGTTCTCGTCGCCTGTCTAAGGTTTTGCCATCGATCGTCTGACGGATTGCCGTTCGCGTGGTCAATTTCGCCAGACGGCCATTCCCCGGTGACAAAGAACCAAGCCAGCCTGCTCCCGAGGCAACGCTCGCCATTGAGTCTGATATAGCGGTAGCCATCAGGTCGAAGGACCCCAGCCTCTGTATTGGCGTAGCGCGTATTCCAACTTTGATCTCTGTCCGGTCGGTAGCGCCAGCGCCACAATCCGGTTTCCCGGTCATAATCGAGCGCGGCGATCAGCTCCTCGTGCGGCATCGATCATCCTGGCGGCGCGGGCGGCGCTGACGGCGCGTTGCGGCTCGACATCATGCCCCAGCCCAAGAATTTCTTCTGCATCTCCTCGTTCTTGGCGCTCGGGAGCAGTGTCTGGAACTGGGCCTCCCAGCTCACCGCCATGCGCGGGTCGTCGGACTGGGCGCCGAAGTTGTGGCGGTATCCTGCGGCGGAGACCATCGCGGCGGCGAGGAAGAGATCCGGCAGCCAAGCGGTCAGGAAGGTCATCTGGCCGCCGTCCGAGAGCCCGGTGTCCGGATTGATGGCGCTGTAGAGCGGGACCGGCCTGCACGAGCCGTGGATGTCGAAGTAGTAGGCGTCGTCCGGCGCCGGACCAAAGATGATGGTCTGATCGTCGCGCAAGGCGAAGCGCTCCGGCACGCCGAACGGCCCAGGCTCGGGGAAGACGCCGTTGTAGACCGCGTCCATGTAGTCGACGGTCGTCGGCAGCGCGGGCTGGCCGCCGGTCGTTGGCTGGGCTCCTGGCGTCAGCGGCGGGACCGGCGCGTTCGGGGGCTGGATGGTCACCCGGTTGACGATGAGGATTTGCTGCGTCGGGTTCGGGTTCGAGAAGATCGCGTTAGCGAAGGCGTAGCTCTGGCCGCGCTGGTAGGGGACCATCTGAAACCATTGCTGGGTCTCGGCGTTCAGGAGGTCCAGCTCGCGGTAGCAGCGGTTCTCGGCGTAGTCGACGATGGTCGGCAGGATGCCCTGGAAGTTAGGATCGTTGATCCCGGCCCCAGGCGCGGTCGACAGCGCGTTGGGGATGATCATCTCCAGGGCGAGGGCTTGCTGGAAGCTGGTGTAGGTGTAGCTCATCGTTCAACGCCCTCCCAGTCGAGCATCAGCGCATCCTCCGCGCCCTGATCGAACCGCCTCCGTTCGCCGTGTTAGGGAAGGCCGCTTGAAGCGTCAGGTAGACGGTTACTGGCGTCGCCGTGCTCACTCTTGTTAGGGTGAACGGGAAATAAGCGGTCGAAGTCACATTGAGCGTCCCGGCGAAACCGACGGCCGCTAAATCCATCGCATTATTGGACGAGCCAAGCCCGACAAATAAATATGTGGAGGCCCCGGTCACTGGCAGGAACCCTCCGTATCCCCACACGTCCCAATCGCCCGCCGTAAGCGCGAGCGTCGTGACCGTCTTCGGCGTCGCTGTCGTCAGAGCTACGTTGTTGGCTTGGGTAACGGAAAGATATTCACCAATCTGCCCAGCCGTAGCGTCAGAGCCGTCCGTCACCCCAAGCTTGGCGAGCTTGGTGTCCGTGTATTGCTTGGTCGCCGCGCCGAGCGCGAGGACCGGATCACGATTGAGGACGAGATCGCCCTGCATCGTCCCGCCGCTGAGGGCCAGGAACCCCTGGCTGGAGGTCGCGGCCGGACCCCATTTGACGCCGTCCCAGACCCACACGCTGCCGTTGGGAGCGGTGAAGGTTGTCGCCGGAGGGCCGACAGTCGGAGCGTCAGGGAAGTTCAGGCCCATGGCTACAACTCCGCGCCCAGCCAAGCCCCATTGAGGTTCCAACCCCACTGACCAGCAGTAGCATTTGTCGTGCCGGTAATCTGTATTCTGTTTATTTGTCCCCCACCAACGGCGGGACCACTGCCAAAATTAGTATTTGTCCCCCAAGTAACATTACTTACTGCTGCTCCAGCACGCATCGTTGTCGGAAGAGGGTATGCATGCTGAATAACAGTCGCCCCAGACGCATATCCAGCGCCTGCATAGGGAGGCGCAATTTGAAAATACCTCTGGCAGAACGCCAGTTCAGTCGCGATTGGCCTTAGCTCTGCGGGCGGAATATTGGCCGCCGCAGTCACACCAACCGGATAGCCTGGAGTGACCCTGAGATCAGCCTCGGCGAAGCTCGTCGCATTGCCGCTGCCCGAGAGCGTGCCGAGATTGAGCGTGATCTGGTAGCCGTTCGCCGCGCTGGCCCCAACCACCCAGGTGTAGGCGACTTGCCCCCAAATCCCAGGCGCAGGCATTTGCGAGATCAGGCTAACGCCGTTGAGGTCGCTGATGATCTCGGTGTTGGAGGGGAAAGTGTCCGCCGAGGTCGCTGGCCCAGCGGACAGCCGAGGACTGACGCTGGGTCCCCGATTGATCCAGAACTGCAACGTGACAGTCTTGCCCGCAAGTTGCGCCGCGATGTAGCTCTCGATCCGAAACCCAAGAAAGAACTGATTGCCGGGGGTTCCATCAGGGGTCATGGTCAGCGCGAAGCGCGTCAGCCCTCCTGGA